GCTTTGAGTAGGAGCAATCTCTAATGGCTATTCGCATCCCGATCATTACAGAACTAAACCCGATTGGTCTTGAAAAAACTTTTGAACAATTTAAAAAATTAGAAACCAATTCCCAAAAAGCCGCCTTTGCTTTAAACAAAGCATTTGTGCCGGCAACGGCCGCGCTTGCAGCTTTGGGTGCTGGTTTGGTTGTCACGGCTAAAGCGGCTGCAGCAGACCAGGCGGCGCAGGCTCAACTTGCACGTCAATTGCGCGCAACTACTGGCGCAACTGATGAACAGATCAAAGCCAATGAAGAATTTGTTAGTTCGCTGTCCATGGCTGCGGCGGTAGCCGATGATGAGCTTCGACCAGCGCTTGCCAGTTTGGTGCGTGGTACTGGCGATCTAGCAACCGCGCAGGACGCGCTAAAAACTGTGCTGGACGTGTCGGCCGCAACTGGGAAGTCAGTCCAAGAGGTCGCCGACGCGGTAAGTAAAGCTTATGGGGGGAACACTAAAGCAATTAAGGCTTTGTCGCCAGAACTGTTTTCACTTATTAAAGACGGCGCAAGTGTTGATGAGGTAATGCAATCGCTTGCTAAAACTTTTGGCGGTTCTGCTTCGCTTGCTGCAAATTCTGCCGAAGGTCAATTTAAAAAGTTTGGCATTGCCATGGACGAACTTAAAGAATCCATTGGAACGGCTTTGCTACCAATAGCAACAAAGTTCATCGGTTTTCTTACAGATCTGGCTAACTGGGCGTCAAAAAATACTTTTTTGATTGTTGGCATTGGAACGGCAATTGGTTTGATCGCCACCGCTGTAGTCGGAGTAAATGCTGCTTTCAAGATTTATCGAGCCGCCGCGCTTTTGACTCAAGGGGTCAACTTCCTGCTGGCAACGTCGTTTACCGCAGTTCAAGTTTCTACGGTTGTGGGAATCGCAACCGCTGTTGCAGCAGCTGCCGCGCTCGCGGTGTACGTTACAAAAATTAAAGGCATTCAAGCCCAACTTGGAGCAACCCCGCAACAGGGTTTTATTGGCCCGCAATTAACGCCTGAACAATTTGATGCCATGGACAAAGCCTATAAAGCCACTCAGAAACTTGGTGGCGGCGTTGACACTATGAAACAAAAAATTGAGGAAGCAAGAAAAGAACTTGCAGATCAATTTTCTAAAGCATTGGATTTTGCAACAGACAAACTTGAAAAAGCACAAAAAGCTTATGAAGATTTTGCGGGGTCCGTTTCAAATTCCCTTACTGGAGAGTTTTCAGTTTCTGATGCCGCAAACGCAGCCAAAGAAGCCGGCACAAGCATTCTTGATCAACTTAACCAGCAGGCGGCAGGGGCAAAACAGTTCGGCAAACAAGTCGAACAACTACTCAAAATGGGTATCTCTGAAAACGCTCTTAAGCGCGTCCTAGAGGCTGGTCAAGAGGCTGGTAGTGCAATTGCCACAGAACTCATTCAAGGCGGCTCACAGGCCATTACAGGCCCCAATGGGATTAACCAGCTGTTAGACGACCTAAACTTTGTGGCCGACACACTTGGCATTTTGGCCGCAGACCAGTTCTATGCGTCAGGTGTCAAACAAGGCGAAGCAATGGTGCAAGGCATCATGGACGCAATTGCCCAGGCACAAAAGAAACTAAAAAACCCAAATCTAAAACTCGCTGACGTTAAAGGCATAGGCGCAAGTTTCCAAAACACAGTTGGTTCAATCATGCTTGGCCCACAAGTTTCACCAACTTTCACAGGAGACACATCAAGCATTATGTCGGAGCGTGGTGGGTCAACTTACAACATCAACGTCACGGGCGGATTGTCAACTAGCGCAGAAATTGGCGAAAGCGTAGTCAATGCTTTGCGCGCCTATTCACGCTCCGCTGGCCCGCTACAAATACCGGTTGCCTAATGCCTGGCACAGCTGTAGTTGATTCTGGTAATTATGACCTGCAAATTGCTACAGGGTTTATTCAGGACGGCTTCACCCTTGACTCGGCAACTAAAGGCATTTTAGATAACACCCAGTACGTGCTGGACGGTACAACCGAGTTTGCAAGCGTTATGGACTCGGTAACGACCGTGACTGCTCGACGTGGGCGCCGAGATGTTGGCGACACGTTTAGCGCTGGAACAATGACATTCACCATTCAAGACGTGGACGGGATTTTTAACCCGTTTGACGAAAACAGCCCGTACTACGACACCGCCGAATCTAAGCCTGGTCTCGCACCAATGCGTGAAGTGAAACTGATTCGATACAGCTCTACCGATGTGCCCGAATTGCTGTACTCGGGTTATGTCGTGAACTATGACTACAACTTTGCTTTGGGTGGAATTGACACCGTAACGGTGTATTGCGCTGACCAGTTCTATTTGCTGTCACAAACCTATTTGGACGAATTAAACGTCACCGCTGAAACATCTGGCGAACGCATCGAAACCGTGCTTGACCTGCCAGAAGTGGATTTCCCTGCAGGCTCTCGAAACATCGCAACAGGAACCGTCAATCTTGGCCATGCTCCGGCCTACACCGTGCCGGCAGGAACAAACGTGCTGCAATACATTACGCAGATCAACGAAACAGCCGAGTTCGGGCGTGTGTTCATGTCACGCGCTGGAGTGTTCACATTCCAAAACCGCATTGGAAACACGCTTTCGGCATCGGTAGCCGATTTCCATGATGACGGCACAAACTACAAATACAACGGCGTGGGCATTTCATTTGAAGCGGACGCCGTGGTCAATAGATCGGTTGTAACAGCACTAAACGGCAACACGGCCACAGCCAGCGATGCAACCTCTATTGCCACATATTTCATTCAGACAAGCAACATCAGCAACAGCCTGTTGCATGAACAGCCGTCAATTGATACCGCCGCATCATATTTGTTAAACCCTGAACCAGAAGCCCGATACACCAGCGTGGAAACCCAATTCCTGATGCTGACCACAGCCCAGCGCGACACGCTCGCCACACTAGAAATAGGCGACACGATCACCATAGAAAAAACATTCCCTAGCGGTGCCGGCACAACCGAATTGGCGCAAGAGCTCTCGGTTGAAGGTATTGAGCATTACCTAGATTTCAGCACAGGCCACAGAGTGCTGTACTCAACTGCGCCGACAACGATTGTTTATGAGCTGATTTTGGACAATGCCGTATATGGCACGATTGACACAACAAATGTTTTAGGATAGGAGCACTATGGCAACACCAACCTCACTCCCAGCAACCTTTGTTGCCGGCGACGTATTGACCGCAGCGCAAATGAACGGTGTGCGTGGCGCGTTTCGAGTGCTACAAGTTGTTAGCACCACCAAAACTGACACGTTTAGCGCATCAGTTGCAGCAGGTTCTTTTGCAGCAATTACAGGTTTGACGGCCACAATTACCCCACAAAGCAGTACAAGCAAAATTCTTGTGATTGCGTCAGTATCGGCAGGGTCGGCATCTGCAGCTGACGGTATCAGCGCAAAAATTACCGGTGGAAATAGCGCGTCATACGTTGGAAACCTCAACGGTTCACGCACACAAAGCGCATCAATTGCGTTTGCAACAACAATTGCCAGCACGCTGAACTTGACTTATTTGGACAGTCCAGCAACGACGTCGGCAACAACTTACGGCGTGTCAATAACATTTACGGAAACTGGTACGACCCCAGTAACGGTGTACTGCAACCGTGGGCGCAACGACACCAACGCGGCCTATACCATGTCAACCGCATCCACAATCACCGTTATGGAGATTTCAGCATGATTGACTATGCAGCAATTCTGACCTCAAAATACCCAGGCACAATCTGGTCAATAAACGGCAACGATTACAACACCCTGACCTGGGATAACGCATCAGACAAACCAACACAAACCGAACTAGATGCTTTGTGGCCACAAGTTGATTACGAAAACCAATGTTTGGTTGTTCAAAACACACGCCATTTGGAATACATCAAAACAAGCGACCCAATCTTCTTCGAGTGGCAACGTGGCACAAAAACTCAAGCCGACTGGGAAGCAGCAGTTCAAGCAATCAAAGACGCAAACCCATACCCGCCAGCACCAACTAAGAAAAAGTAGTGCGTTGGCGTTACCTCATCGGCTACGCCGCGTTAATAGCGGTCGTTGTGTGGGGATGCTCTGGGTGTAGTTATGACGGCTCATATCGCTACCCATGCCAAGACCCGTCAAACTGGAAAAAGCCAGAATGTCAACCACCGATCTGCAACCCATCTGGAACGTGCACAAGAGATTTAATTTATGAGACCACGCCTTAAACCCGAAGAACTTCACGCTCGACTAATCGTTGTCGTGGGCATAGTTCTTGCCAGCGTGTTTGCGATAACCGTTATTGGCTTTGTGTACGCGCTTATGTTTGTAACCCAGCCGATAGACAAACAAGCACCCAATGACGCCGCGTTCATAGACCTGCTATCCACGCTGACCGTGTTCATGACTGGCACGTTGTCAGGCCTTGTTGCCTCAAACGGGCTAAAATCTAAACCGAAGGAGCCAACCAATGAAATCAAGTGACAAAGCCCTACTAGCGTCCTACGGTCGCTCAATCCTTGCAGCCGTTATCGCCGTCTATTCAACTGGCAACACCGACCCAGCCGATTTAGGCAAAGCCGCATTAGCTGCGCTAGTGCCAGTTCTTATTCGATACGTAAACCCTAAAGATTTGGCATTTGGGCGTGGCAACAGCCAAAGCTAATCCTGACGCACGGCCATACACAGGCAACAGCGACGGCGCATCCGCTGGCCCCCGTGCCGGCATGAACGAATGGATAAAGCAAGCGCTCGCCGTATCTAATGGCGCGCTTTGGAATAACGGGTCTTGGGGCATTCGAGACATGCGCGGTAGCGCTGGAACTTTGAGTGTTCATGCCACGGGCAGAGCTGTTGATTTGTCGTATCGCAAAACCGAAAAGCACCAACAAGCAGGACGTCTTAATGCTTGCTCGTTTATTGACGTTGTTGTTGCCAATGCAAACACGCTCGGCGTGGAGTGCATCCTTGACTATTTTCCTGCACCGTACGGGCGCGCATGGCGTTGCGATCGTCAAGCATGGAA